AAAGCAATATTGATAGCTATAAATGTTCAGCAAAAAATAGCAAGTACAGGTGTCAGAGGTTTGGCAAAGCAGTTCTTTACTCTTAAGAAAGGTGCTACAGAAGCTGGTACTGCATCTAAAGGAATGGGAAGTGCTTTAAAAGGTATAGGATGGTCTGCTCTTATTGGTGTTGCTATTGAATTAGCAGTAGCATTTTACGACATGGCAAGTGGTGCGGATGAAGCTAGAAGGAAAGCTGAAGAGCTTGATGCTTATAGAGCAAAAGCAAGCAAAGATGCTAACAATAGAGTAAGCCAAAGGAATAAAGAATTAAATGACGAAATAGCTAATTTAGAAAGAAAAAGAGATATTGAAATATCTGCATCTAAAACAGAAAAAGAAAGACAATCTATTCAAGAACAGTTTTTAAAAGACAGAAAAACTTTAGTTGAAGAGAATAACAATATTGTTAAACAAGATTTAATAAACGAAAAAACAAAACTAAGAAACACTAAGGCTTTACAAAAAGCGTTAGAAAAAGAAATACAACTCCAAAAAGAACTTACTAAAGAAGGTAGAAGAGAAGATGCGGCTATTCAAATGAATAAAGTCAATAAAATAGCTACTCAATTAGGTAAGCAATTAGGGTTAACTTCTGAAGCATGGTTTGGACTTATTGAACAAAATGCAACATTTATAGAGGTGCAAAGTAATTTAAACGCTGAAATAGAGGCGTCAAACACAAGAATAAAAATATACAATGAAGAGTTAGATGGAAGTAACTCACAGCTAAAAGACGTTAATGCATCTATTAAGATTAACACTAACGAACGTGAAAATAATAGAAATAAAATAAACGCTCAAGTAAAAAGTTTAGGAGATCAAAATAAAGAATTAGAAAAGCAGAAAGAAGATATTGATTTAATATCGGATTCATTAAATAATGAAGAGACTTTAGATATTGATGCTTCTATATCAAAGCAAAACGAAGCTATTAAAAAGGCAATGACTGAGCGATTAACTATGATTAATGACTTAGAGCGTAATCAAACATTAACAGAAAAAGAAGCTCAAGACCAGCGTTTAATCGCTGAAATAGAAGCATTAAATGAACGTAAGAAAATACTTGAATTATACGGTAGGGACGTAACGGATATTAATAACGAAATTTCACAAGCGCAATTACAACTAAGTAAAGGCGTTAACTCAGATATTGAGGAGCTTTTAAAAGGTACTAATAAAAACCTTGTCGATTCAACTCAAGAAACAATTAAGCAAGTAGTGGATTCAATAGACAAATTCTTTAATGACTTTATCGACCGTCAAATGTCCGAGCTACAAAACCAAGAAGAAAGCGCAAAGCAAATGTACGGAACACTTGAAAAGTTAGCAGTTGAAGGTAATATTCAAGCACAACAATCATTGACTGAAATGTTAGAAGCACAACAAAAAGCGCAACGAGAGCAGATAAGATTGCAACAACGACAGCAACGAATTGAGCAAGCAAAGCAAGTGTATTCAATTATTCAATCACAATTAGACGCTGGAAAGTCGCCTAGTGAAGCAATAGCTTCTACAGGTGGTTACATGACAGCTATACAAGGTTTGATTCAGTCTTTACCCTCATTCTATGAAGGTACAGAGGACACAGGAAAGGCGGGTAAACCATTAGACAATAAGGGGGGTAGATTAGCAGTATTACACAATAACGAACGCGTATTAACAGCCGAACAAAATAAAGCACTTGCGGGCATACCAAACCCGATGATACCAACTTTAGTTCAGAAAGGTTTAGATAGTGCCGGAACGTCTTATGATTTACTTATGATTAACGAATTACAACGTACACGAAAAGCAATCGAAAATATACCACAAACTAGCTATGAAGTTCAGAAAGTAATGGGTGAGTTTGCTGGGTTGTTAGCACGTTCTAAGAAAGGTAATAGCATCACTAAAACAAAATACAACTAATGGTAACACAATTCTATATTAACGGTAATTTAGTTAATCCTGTTAATCGTGATGCGGTTCAGTTCTCTATTGATTACGAAAACAGAAAACGACTTATAGACATTGACATAACAACCGATGTTTTGACTTTTGTAGCTGAAGACAGACAGCTTATAATTAATTGGTTAACTCAGTTTGGTTTTGGTGCTGGAATGCCAGCAGAAATACAATTCAGTCAAACCCTTACCCAAGAATATTACATTGATTTCACTGATTCGTTTAGTTGGACGGATAATGAGATTAGCGTTAAACTAAAGCGTAGGAATGCGATTAATAATTTCTTTGATTCAGCAGATGGTTTAGTTTGGAGAAGGGTGCAATTTCAAAGCTCGGACTTTAAAGAATGTGAGTATGTGATAGCACCCGACGTGCAACCGTTGTACGTTATTAGTTTGCTTTCATTAACCTTATCGCTTAGGAAAGAATTAGCTGTGGCAATAGACAAGCTAAGTCAAAATACAAGAGCGTTAATTGAAGCTAGTGTTCCTGTAGGCGCACCAGTTCCTGGACCAAATTGGGGAGCTATAATAACAGCTTCACTTACATTAGCCGCTAACATAGCGTACACAATAGCAATAGCAATAGCATTTGTGAACGTTTTAACTGAGGTTATCAACTTAATTATTCCTATTATTAGAAAATTCAAATGTATTTCTTACAAGCGTCTTTTAGAGGTGGGTATTAACCAATTAGGTTATAATTTACAATCTAGTTTCTTAGATGAAATAGAACCATTAACGGTGCTTCCTGTTCCATTAAGACCAACAGACCCGAACATATTTATAGAAGTCCTTAACCCTTTAGGACTAGCATATACAGAAGGCTATCCAACAGAACAAGACGTTATACCAACGGTGGGGAGTGCTATAATGCAACTTTGTGAGATTTACAACCTTAGAGTAACAGCGGTAAACAACACGGTTACTATTGAGCGTGAGGACTTCTTTGAACAACTTAGCCCCACACCTATACCATTTGCCTATAATTTACAAGAGCAAAAGCAAGCAGAATATAAGTTGAATAATGACTATTGGATTAGACAGTTGTTCTTATGGAATACAGACCAATCTGACATTAATACATTTGATGATAATAAAGGTCAATTAGCCGAAAAGGGTGCGAGTTTACAAGTTGATCCAAACCCAGATATAAACTTACTTAAAGGACTTGAACAAGCGGATAATAGATTTTCTTTAGGTACGCGAAAAGATGAGCTTACTTTTGGCGAAAAGGTGTTAAAGCAATTAGCAAAAGCAGTTGACTTATTTACAGGTGGTTCATTAGAGGCTCAAATAGATAGTAGAGTAGCGTTACTACAATTATCAAATCAATACTTTTCTAACACCAAACTATTGTGGATGACAGGAACTAGAATAGCGTCAAATCACAGAGAAATGTTGTCCGCTAAGTACATTTTAGAAGAGTACCATAAGGACTTCGAGGTCAAAGCTGAAATTGAAAATATGCCAATTAGAATGACAAAAGAACAATTTTTGTTATATTCTCAACAATTTTATGTAATTTTGAACACAGGTCAAGAAGCTGAAATAAGGTCTTTAAAATGGAATGAACAAGACAATTTAGCAGAGATAACCTTGTGGATTGACACAAAATTTAATACGAATATAAACTTTACTTTGATTAACGATGGAGGGGCTTAAAGAGTTATTACAAGAAGCGGAGAAAGCTAATAAGTCAATAGATGAAGGAATAGCAGATTTAAGTAAGTTACAAGCTACCTTATCAAGCTCTAAAGACAAAGAAGCTATTGAACGTTTAAATAAAGCAGTTAAGCAAGTTAAAGATTTAAAGAAGCAATTAGATGAGCATAACAGTAAGTAATAGAAGTTTCACTACTATTTTTAGTGCAAATGATTCGTTTTTAAAAATGAATGAGAATAGCAAAGTAAGCTATTCATGCGATTTAGTTTTTAGTTTTGATTTTGAAGCTAGTAGTGATTATATTTGTCAAATATCAAGTGACAACAGCTTAACTCTTCTTAACTCTACTTGGGGTAATCATGGATTTATAATTGGAGATTCTATTGACCTTATTATTGTAGTCGATGACCCTTCATCATTCACGAAAGTTATAACAAAAACGGTAACAATAGACGATATTACCTCAGATGTTCTTACATTTTCACCCGCTTTAGTTAACGGAGATATTACGCCGACTGGAGATATTAGCGAGTTCTTAAATGTTGTCTTTCCAAGTGTTGCAGGTGTTACTTTTTTAATTGAAAACAACACACGTTCAGCACCTGAATCGTTTGAGTTCTACTTTAACCTAATTGAAAATACATCACAAGGTAGTGAGTTCAGTTTAATTGATGGAGAGGTTAACCGATTTAGATTCTTAGCTGTTGACACAATGACAACAGGAGACACGATCAACGGTGTGCAATTAGGTGATAAGTCGGGTGGCGCAATAGATGCTATACCAGTACTTGAAAAAACAGCAGACGGTTATACATTAACGTTTGATTTTTACAACTGGGTACGGTACGAACAAGCACAATTCAATGTGATCCCTTCGCCTTATCAACAGAATAATAGTTTAAAACCTTATGCACGTTTTGAAGCTTTATCTGAGACAAATAACCCTAATGCTATAATTGTAGAGACCGACAACTTCCAACTCGGTAACGCTGGATTTATAGGAGAGAATTATAACCAAGGTGTTAATAATTTCACAGTTACTTCAGTTATTAATACGGACGATTTAGGCAACCCTATAAGTGGTTTTGATTTCGGTCAGGCTAACAACTTTGTAATAAAAGTAGAAACCAACCAAACCACAATCACAAACGATGCTATACTTTTAATTCAGCATTTACCTATTGAAGGGTATAAGAATAACGCACGCTCATTTAATCAAAATACACTTTCAGCTTATTCAATTTCGGACGCTGGCACGATTACAGATGAATCATTTGATAGAGACGGAGCAGAACTACAAATCACTTCATCTAGCGTAAGTGTTTCAACGAATGAAATTACTTATGAAGTTAGATTACTTCCTAATTCAGATTATACGGATTATTTCAACAATCAGGAAGTAGGCGATAGGTTCTTTAGGATCACAATGCAATGTCAATCGGATAGCTCAGATGATGCAACGGTTGTTTTAATTTCTGAAGGTCAAGCGGATATACAACCCCCAATAGGTCAAGAAGCTGGAGAGGTTGACGATGTAGATTTTTATAATCATGGTATGGAATTAGGAGTGGACAGTCCTATAAATGGGAGTGTTTACGCATTAACAGAAGATGACATTCTTTGTCACTCAGTAATAAACTTCAATAAAGCAGATAATTACGATGCTTTTAGAGTGCTTTTCCAAGTTGTAAACGATTCTACAGGGCAGTTTTTTAATTTGTTTTCGCGAACTATTAACCTTAATCAATACCCCGACCAACCAAATGGGGTTAAATTAATTAACTACAATGAGAATTTAGGCTATCAGTTACCAAACCCTGAGCGTAACGTCTTAAGCCTTGAATTTAACGGTAACGAAACAAGCACAACATACGAGGTTGAATTGCTACATACATTACTGTTATCGTGGAGGTATTGGCAAGCAAAACCCCAAGCATTAGCTGACTTTTTAGACGCTAACTTGCCTAACAATGGACTAAATGATGAATGGGTACGTTATGCAACGGCAGGATTTAGCTTTAGATTTAGATTAGAATTAATCAAAGACGGCATAGCAGATTTCTTTAATTGTTCGCCGACAATTATAGAGGACTACGACACGCAAAATGTAACTACCGTTATAACCTTTGAGGACTTAGCGGGTAATAGTATTCCAGCACCATTAAATAACCAACAATTCAAAGTAATAGCTACACATACAGCTCCTACAAATTGGGATATAAGCGACTTATGGGCGTGGATTGCTGAACGTCCACTAGAGAATGAACCTAGACGTATGAATAGTACGGCATGGGCATACACTACTGCAAACCTTCCATTAGTTCCTGAGCAAGGGGAAACGCAATCAACTGTAACTGTTTCGGGTAGCGTTGCGACCGTTGTTACTTTGTGCGAAGGTAGTCAGTTACCTAACGATGTAACATTTGTAGCTCGGATTGAAAGCCCTATAATTCAAGAATGTCAAAGCCCATTAAGTGTATATTTTAAAGGATTAAGCAAGGTAGGTGCAACAGAATCAGAACGTTTAACGCAATTAATTAATGACATTAGAGATGGTGTTGTATATGATTCAGGTGCTAACCTATGCTGTCCTGAATGTGAGATAAATGATGTTCCCGATACTGGTTATGCGTTTGGTAGAAATTCGTTATTAACTACCTTAACATGGTTAGAGCCTTGTTGTGAAAATCAATTTGCTACACCTGACACGAATTGCACAGCGACTTATACAGCAGATGTTCAGGACTTTATAGATAATGATATTACGGGGGCTAGTTTACCAATCACATCAGTTAATCCAAGCGAATACAATCGTTATAATGGAACTTCATTCGATCAATTAGCACAAGGGTTAATTAATGCATTTAGCGATCCTGTGGTAAGATATAATGCATTCGTACACATTATAGGTGTTGGGCTAACTATTATTTGCTCTGGAAGTGAATTAGAAATTAAACAAATACAAGAGTAATGGCTAGAAATGTCCATAAATTAGATACAACGGTTATAAATTTACCAACTAAGCAACTGCAAGAGGACAGGGGTTATAAAACGTGTGCAGAGCCTTATATAACATTTGGCAATGTAGAAGACGCATCTATAAGCTGGCAAAATGATTTATTTTCGGTTGCGTTTATAGCAGATACGGTTGAAGTTGTGTTAGTTAAAGATGGTGCTGAACTAACAGCTTTTGGTATTCCTTTGACTTTTCCATACCAACCAAATGCAGTTGGATTTATGATTGTATGGCGTGAAGTATTAATCAATCACGGTGCTGGGTGCTATAAGGTTAAAGCTAATTACACTCTTCAAGGATTTGAATTTACATTGCATTATGGTAGTTTTGATTTAATGCCTTATTCGGTTGAAGCTAGCGAAGGCACTATTAGAGTGTTAGGTCAGTATAACGACCTTGTTAAATCATACGGCATAAACTTCCAAGGCTCAAATTTTGCACGCTCATTCAGAGTTAAAGGAAACTTGCACAACGAACAACCGAATACAGAACACGGCAACATTTTAAAAGGCAATGATAAGTTCAAGAAGTACCGAAATTATGGACAAACGTCTTATGATTTAGAAACGGCTAATATTCCAGCTTGTCAATTAGATCCATTATTTGAAATATTAATTGCATCAAATAGGCTTTATGTATCGGATTTCAATAGTGCTAATTTTCGACAATATAGAGATATTGAAGTGGTATTAAATGACGATGAAGAGATAAGTTTTGGTGAACAATTTGGAGACCGTAGGCAAGTCTTAGCACCTTTAAAGCAAAAGGATTGGCTAATAGAAAGTAAATATAGCGGTCAAGAAGGAGAAGGGCAACTATTCACAAGCGGTTTAGATTTCAGTTCTATTGTATGTCCTTCAGGTGGCGGATGTGACCCCGCCACCTTCTCAATCAACAACACGCAAGTCGCTACTATCCCGAGTGGTGGTAGTGATTCTATTGAGGTAAGACAAGAACAAGGGGCTACAGAAATAGGAAGCCTGCAAGGTCAATATTGGAGGGTAGATGACTCGCCAATTACGGTTGACGGTGCAAGCTTTGATTCGTTACCTGCAACGGATAGTTTAGACATTAACCTAGTAGACCAAGACGGTAACAGTATAACGCCGTTAAGTTTGAATGCGCCTGAGATTGAAATTGATATACCGAGCGGTGGAGCAGTACCAATAGGCGCAAAACCATTAAAGACAGGATGTACGGTATCAGTAAGGACAGGAGATGATGGCGACTTGCAAGAGGGTAGAGCTGACACCTTCTTTTTGTTAGACTCCACAAAAGACCCTAATCCATTTGGTAATTATCAACGATTTACAGGAGACACAGGAGGCTATTACGACCAAGACTTATCGGGATATTACGATGCTAATGGAGTAGCTACTACTAAGGCTTTAGCTTTTCCTAATGGTATAATGATCGATTGGTCAACTTATGATGGAACAGAAGTGCTAGCTTATGCTTTGGATAGTCTTCAGGTCGCAGATTTACTAACAGTTAGAAATGCGTATGACACAGCAACGTATGGTGGTTATACAGGGTGGAGGTTGTGGAATATGAGAGAAGTATTAAACATGGCTTGGTGGGAATATGGAGGCAACAATATGTCTAATTGGGCTCCTTTCAATGACTTTAGTTTAATAATTCCAGGTCAATATTGGACAGACATACCTTTTTTTAGTACGATTAATAGGGCGGTAGATTTAGATTTAATGCGACCACTTACAGCAGGTATAAACTTAACTAGAGGCGGTTGTGCAGTGAAGTATATGACCGTAAACGGAACAACATTAACATAAACAACATGAAATACAGATTCCCAAATTTTCCAAATTTAGAATTTACCGACCCGACAATAACAGTCGATGAGAAGGTAAGTAGATTAGACCCTCAAAGTATGACTATTGAGGTCAACGCATATATTGAGCGTACAGGAGACATAAAAGGGCGTTACTACTTAGATATTAACCCTATACCTGTTCAGGATTTAAACTACAATTATGATGAGTTGGTAGCACGAGTAAACGAACGATTGAAAGATTTTGAGAAATGACAACAGCGACAAAAGATAAAATTTGGCAAAAACTAGGCGAAGCAGGATTAATATTCGTGCTTATGGCAGTAGTTATATACGTTCTGTACGGACGTATGGAATCAACAGAGCAAAGGATGTTTAAACTTCAACAGCAGACAAACGAACGGCTTAAAAAGGTTGAGCAGGACGTTGAGAGATGCCGAGATGAGAACATGGAAATTTTAATCAAAAGTAACCAAGACTACATTGAAGTGATTAAGCGTAACAATCGTTATTTAGAAAATAGATAAAAAAAAACACTCTACTCGAGTGCTTTTAGTTCCATATCCAAGGCTTTTAATATACCTTCAAGTCTTTTATCTCCCTTAGTGAAATAATCGTAAATCGTTGATCGTGGGATTCCCGTACGCTCTGAAATTTCACTGTAAGTTAAGCCCAACTGTTTACGTCGGGCTTGTAGGGTGTTTTGTGTTTTCATATTTTTTTACTAAAAAAATTATAACCTATGCTTTTTTTAATTTATTAGCAATATCTTGAGGCACATCATACTCTGATATTAATCTAAATTCACCATCAATATAGCAAGCCGTCATTATACCAAACTGATCTGATCCATTAACCCTACTAATTTTACGTTTAGTCTCTAAATCAATTATAACATCAATAGTTTTAAAATCTTCTGTAGTTGCGCCGTTTGTATTTACTTTAATCATAATTCCTTTTTTTTAATTGTTATCGTTGGTACAAATATACGGCAACATATCCGATATACCAAACATTTATACAACTTTTTTTAAATTATTTTTAGTTTTGTAGGTTTTATAGGGGTTGTATGATGAAAGTTTTTTTGTAAATTTGGTGTATGAGAAAAATAAAACACATAGTGTGCCATTGTACAGCTACCGATCAAGACGCAAAAGTTGACGCTATTCTTAACTATTGGCGAACAAAATTAGGATGGAAGAACCCTGGCTACCATTTTTTAATCGAAGAAAACGGAAAAATCCACAATTTACAGCCATTAGAGAAACCCTCAAATGGTGTGCGTGGTTACAACTCTACTTCTATACATATAAGCTACATTGGAGGTAAAGATAAAGACGACCGTACAGACGCACAGAAAAGGTCAATGCTTGCCGTTGTAATGACTTTAAGTGCTATGTATCCAAACGCAATTATTCAAGGGCATAGAGACTTTCCTAACGTTAATAAAAGTTGCCCAAGGTTTGACGCTATTGAGGAGTTTAGTCATTATCAACCACAAGTTTAAACGTACAGAATTCAATAGGTTTCCTGCACGTATAAACACCTTGTGGAGTTATATTATTTTCCTTTGCATATTCCTTAACCGACTTCAACTGAAGTAACTCTCGAATTAATTGCAATATTTCAATCAAATCTTCATTCGATAATTCTCCACCGTAGAAGTCTAGTTCTATGCTTTCCTTGTATTTGTTGGGTTTTTCCATTATTTAAAGTTTTAAAGTGTTGTTAGCCATGAGTTACCCACCATTTAACATAAGTAGGTTCAACTTTTGCCACGCCTTATTGGTTTCGCTATGTGGATGGTTTTTACTCATCAAGCTTGTGCAAAAAAGGTCGTGTTCTTTTCGATACATTTCAAAAAGCCTTTTATTGTATTCTTTAGATTGATTTACATTGGCAATCCTATCACATATTTTTACAATAGTAGCTTTCCAGTTGCCTTGTATTTTTGGGTAAGTCTTTGCTTTTCGCTCATTTCTGTTTCTTCCTAATTCGTCAGTAACACAATAAACTATTTCGGCAACTTCCTCACCAAAGGCTTTTTTAAGGTCATTAAATGAAAGTTCGGTATCTTCCAAGGTGTCGTGCAATGCACAAGCAACAACAATGCTTTCATCAAAACCTAGTTCTTCAGCTATCTTTACTACTTGTCTAATGTGGTAGATATAAGGGTATATATCGTAAGTTTGGTTATTATGTGCTTTTTCAGCCACCAATAAGGCTCTTTCTTTGTTATTCATAAGTTCTGTATTTATCTATTAATTTTTGGTTAAAAAAACGGTGGGTAACAACAGCTAAAAAGCATACCCTTCGGGATACGCATTTTAGCCAAACCGTTAGGCGCAATTAACCCCCGAAGCATTCTTTAATCAATTTAATATCTCTGTCTGAAATCTCCTTTAGTTCTTTAGAAAATTTCACCCTACCTTCTTTTGTTAATCCATATCCGTTATAAGGTGGATAAAAATCCTCTTCGCTTCCAATCATTATTGATTTGTATTTAATAAGTCCTTGCTTCTTTAATGATTTTATATGCTTATCTACCTGATACCTGCTTGTTTCTAAAAGTGAAGCAATATTAGAAGGTGAAATTATTCCTACGCCTTGCCAATCTTCTGCCTTGTCTATTATATTGTCAGTCGTTTTGAAGTGCCATGTATGAATATCTTTATCTGTTTTTTTCATACCGTCAAAATATTAAATTCATTCTTATTGCATTTCTTTGCCTCAATCCGATTAACAGCATAGTAATTAATTAACCTTAACCGTTCGATGAGCTTGTAATTTGCAAACCCATCTATTTCGGATTGTAGCTTTTTCTTAGCGTTAATTAACGTGGTCCTATCTCTATTAAACTTTTCTGCAAATTGCATATCACTAATACCGTTAATGTAATGCGATAACCACACAACCCACTTCCAATTTACTATCTCATTTGAGCCTCTTCGTAAGTGTAGAGCATTAATAGCGTTTTTAGGAACATTTAAGTTAATGGACTTTTCAAGTCTTTCAGAAGAAACACGTTCCCAACCGATAGCGTCCTTGTAGTGTTGTCGTTCGTTTTTCATTTTCCTTGAAGTTTTCCATTCAACTTATCAGCTATTTCTGAGAACGTGCCTCTTCTAACTAGCATCTCATTGCTTGGGTTATTCATGTTATTTATTAGCTCAATCTCTTTAAGGCAATATTCGTAAACGCCTTGAATCTCTACTGCGAAATCCTTCAGCAATTCAGCTGGCGACTTCTTAACATGATAGCTATTTTCCTTAATCGGTGTTAGAGATGCATAAGGCACTGTTCTGATTTCGCCATCAATAGAGATCTTTGCCGTTCTTGAATGTGGGTTAATTTTCGTTACCGTTACTACTTGACCCTTGAAGGTCGCTTTGTCATTTGCTTGTATCATAATTTTTTTGTTAAAGTTAATTCCTCTCTTGTTAGTGCAAACATTAGGTTTTGAAGGTGGTGGACGTGTTTGATTAATATATTCTTGTGTGATAAATAAACATTACCACTATTGGAAATATCAAATTTAATTTTACTTTTTGAATACTGAGCTAATACACCTCTCTTTGTGCAATTAACTTCTTGAAACCCTAACTCAATCAACTTTTCCTCTGTTAGTGGTATTGGTCTAAATCCGTGAGCTTTTGGATATTGAATTATTTTAGCTAAGTCACCCACTGAAATTTTATTTTCAACCCACTCACTTATCTGTGGTTCAAGGTAATATTCAACCCAATTCCCTATCCTTAATTCATTTGCTTTCATAATTGTTTTGTTTTTATTTACGTTTATAGGTGTGGTTGGCTATGAGTTACCAACTATAAATTGCTTAAATATTCGTCTGTAAACTTATCTAAGGTAGTTCCTTCTAAGTATAAATTTCTACCTTCCAACTCTTCGCCATAAGCAATTAACTGTTCCCTTTTGTTGCTAACATCTGGTTTAGAGCAGTTCTTTATCTCCATACCCAACTCATCCAGAACCTTCTCAAGGCGTACATCTCCTTTACTAAAATAGTCGTAAATCGTTGATCGTGGTATTCCTGTACGCTCTGAAATCTCCGTGTAAGTTAAGCCCAACTCTTTCCGTCGGGCTTGTAAGGTGTTTTGTGTTTTCATACTATATAATATTCATCTGTTTTTAAAAATTGATTCCAATCATTAGCCGTCCAATGTTCAGCACTTTCAAACTCTTCTTTACTCATTTGAATAGTTCTGTATTTTGTTTTTGAACCGTCCGTATGTGTTTTACGAATAGTGAATGTTCGCTTTGATTGGTTTGCTTTAACCTCGATTGTTTCTCCTGTAATTGTTTTCATAATTCCTTTTTTTTTAATTGTTATCGTTGACACAAATATACATACACATATCCGATATTCCAAATATTTTAACAGTTATTTTTAAATTAAATTTTGCTTAGTAGGTTTTATAGGGGTTACACGACTAATATTTTTTTGTATTTTTGAAACATGAACATAATATTAGACGCTGGCCACGGTGGTATTGACCCAAAAACACAACTTTACGTAACTAAAGGTAAACGATCCCTTAGACCTATTGACGGTAAATGGTACTATGAAGGAGTAGAAAACCGATTAATCGTTAAAGAATGGGCTACTATACTTGAGAATCTAGGGCATAAAGTATTTTACACGGTTGACCCAAACGACTACAGAGATGTTAGCTTAACAGAACGTGTACGAATAGCGAATGAAATTAACAAAGAACACAATGCGTTTTTAATTTCTGTTCATTCGAACGGTTTCCATAAAGAAACGGCAAACGGTCATGAGGTTTTTACTTGTCCTGACTATAATGATTCGGATAGATTTGCTAAATTATGGGGGGATAGGTACCGTGTAAAGTTTCCTGACCATGCCTACAGATATGGAAAAAAACGAGCAAATGATAAGGAGGAGCTATTTACTATCATTGCAGGTAATAGGCACGTAAAACCTAACTACAATAGCATATTAATAGAGCTTGCGTTTCACACAAACCCAGATGATGTGCGTTTACTTAGATCGTGGGACTATCGCATGAAAACAGGAATTTTACTCGCTCAAACAGCTAATCATTTTCAATAACAGATATAATGGAAGTAATAGCACACAGTAACAACGTACACGAAATCAAGTTTAACTCATCAAATCAAAAGATAGCATTACTTTCAGATTTGCACTGGGATAATCCAAAATGTAAGCTAGATATACTTAAAAAGCATTTAGATTACTGCAAAGAGAATAACATACCTGTACATATTAACGGAGATATGTTCTGCCTTATGCAAGGGCGAGGAGATAGACGAGGTAACAAGTCAGATATTAGACCAGAGCATAACAACGCGCGTTATTTAGATAGTATAGTTGAGACAGCAGTAGAGTGGTTTAAGCCTTATAAAGACATTTTAACTGTGATAGGTTACGGAAATCATGAGACAGCAATAATTAAACACCAAGAAACTGACGTACTAAGAAACTTTGTATATCGTTTTAATAAAGAAACAGGAGCTAACATATATACAGGTGGTTATGGTGGTTTTATGGTTTATAAATTAAAGAAAGGAAATCATGGATCAACTTTTATACATAAGTATTTTCACGGATCAGGCGGTGGTGGTATAGTTACAAAAGGAGCTATTAACATTACAAGAGCATTAGAAATATATGAGGGTTACGATTTATTTAGCCTTGGACATATCCACGAAAATTGGAGCAGAAACGATGTAAGAGAAGAACTGTTTATTAGCCCTAAATCAGGGGCGCAAATAAGACATAAAAATATTCACTCAGCGATTACTGGAAGTTATAAAGAGGAGTATGGTGACGGCTCAAAAGGTTGGCACATTGAAAGAGGCGCGCCTCCTAAATTTGTAGGAGGTCGAATTGCAGAATTTTCATTTAAGCAGTTGCGACAAAATGGAGAGAGAAAGACACATAAAATGGTAGACAGTTCTAAATTCCCTTTACTATGAAAAACATAATTATACTACTCGTAATCTTATCCGCTTGCTCCCCTGACTATCACATCCGTAGGGCAAAGTTCAAGCAACCTGACATATTGCAACAATGGAATGACACGATCAAATTAACAGATGTACGACTTGACACTATATTTTACAACGATACTTTTCAGGTAGTCCAGACCGTAACAAAAAAAGATACGATAATTGAAACACGCTATTTAAAGCCTCAAACACGTTACGAAACTAGATGGAAGTATAAAACTATTAGAGACACCGTTAGAATCAAAGAACGGTACGCCTACAAGGAAACTAAGCAAGAAGAGCGTACAGAGCGCAAACAGTCTCGCAGTTGGTGGTGGCTTTGGTTAATTATTGGATTTATTGGTGGCGGATGGTTGGTTAATCGGTTATTTTAATTATATTTGTCTCATCATAATAACCAGCACCCGCTGGACTGTTTTTTTTAATTATATGTTATCGGAAAAGGAGGCTTTAATTAGCCTCTTTTTTTTGTTATAAAATAAATATAAAAAATACTTGCGTAAACGAAAGTAAATATATATTTTTGCCAAAACGATAATTTAAAAAATATTATTATGAAGTACAATGAATTTTTAGACACAAAGAAAAAGTCTTTTATTGAGAGTGGATTTGATGTCGACACAAAGAAACTAAACAAAAACTTATTTGATTTTCAAAAATATAGCGTAAAAACTGCGCTAAATAAGGGTAGATTCGCATTATTTTTTGACTGTGGATTAGGTAAGACTCTTATGCAACTTTCATGGGCTGAGGCTGTTTATAATGAAACCAATAAAAAAGTTTTAATATTAGCCCCTTTAGCTGTTGTTGATCAAACTAAAGATGAAGCTGTTAAATTCGGTATAAACTTAGAATGTTTTGAAATAACCAACTACGACCAACTTAAAAATATTAAAAATATGGATCAATATTCGGGTGTAGTTTTAGATGAAAGCTCAATATTAAAAGGTCGTGACGGAAAACTATCAAGACTAATTATTGAAACATTCAAACAAACGCCTTATAAACTAGCGTGTACAGCTACACCCTCCCCAAATGATCACATGGAGTTAGGTCAGCATAGTGAGTTTCTAGGCGCTATGAGTTATCTTGAAATGCTTGCGATGTATTTTGTTCATGATGGAGGAGAAACCTCTAAATGGAGACTAAGAAAGCACGCAAAAGATCCGTTTTGGAATTATGTATGTACTTGGTCAATGGCTTGTGACAAACCTCAAACATTAGGATTTGATTCTGATGGATATAACTTGCCTGAAATTGAGTTTATAGAGCATATTATACCAGTAGAAAACAATACTGATACGCTGTTTGGCGATGTTGCTGTTAGTGCAACAGATTTACATAAAGACTTAAAAAGATCATTTGATAAAAGGCTAGATAAAACGATAGAACTTGTTAACTCAAATGATAATCAATGGATAGTTTGGGGGCTTAGAAATACTGAAACTGATACTCTCGAAAAGCATTTAAAAGACGCTGTTAACGTTCAAGGTTCAGATAAACCTGATTTTAAAGCAAAACATTTAAATGGATTTGCAAAGGGCAAATTTAAAACATTGATAACTAAAACGTCAATCGCTTCATTTGGTATGAATTATCAAAATTGTCATCAAATGGTTTTTATGTCTTATGATTTTAAATTTGAAGCATTTTATCAAGCGGTCAGAAGGTGTTATCGTTTTGGGCAAAAACATAAAGTTAAGGTTCATATCATGGTTCCTGAAAGCCAAACAAATGTAAGGAAGTCGATATTGCAAAAACAGCAAAGGCATTTTGAAATGATTCAAGAAATGTCTAAATATTCAAGTCAATCAGATTACAAAACAAACAAATCAAAATTTATGATAAAAGAAAAGGAAGTAAAAACAGAAAACTACTATTTATTAAATGGTGACTGCGTGCAAGAAACAAAAAAGTTAGATAATGATTCAGTAGACCTAACTGTATTTAGCCCTCCATTTGCTGAATTATATGTTTATTCAGATAAAGAGGAGGATATGGGAAATGTAGCAAACTATAAAGAGTTTGAAAAACATTTTAAATTTTTGATACCTGAGATAAAAAGAGTACTAAAACCAGGGAGAATATGCGCTATTCACTGCATGGACTTGCCTATTCAAAAAGGTAAAGAGGGTTTTATTGGGCTTAGAGACTTTAGCGGCATGCTTGTTCAGTGGTTTACTGAAATGGGCTTTATATACCATGCAAGAACGACAATATGGAAAAACCCAGTAACTGAAATGCAAAGAACTAAAGCAGTAGGATTGCTTCATAAAACTATAAAAAAAGATAGCGTTATGAGTAGAGTTGGAATACCTGATTATATTTTGTTTTTTAGAAACGAGGGGGATAATATAACGCCTATTACTCATCAAGCTGAAGACAGTGATTCTCCTGATTACCTACCAGTTGATTTATGGCAAAAATATGCATCTCCTGTTTGGAATGATATAGATTATAGCAGAACTTTACAATACAGGTCAGGTAGAGATGGAAATGACGAAAAACATATCTGCCCTTTACAGTTAGATACTATTGAAAGGATATTACATTTGTATTCTAATGAAGGAGAAACAGTTTTCAGTCCTTTTGGTGGTATCGGTTCAGAGGGGTTTAAAGCTATTAAAATGGGTCGTAAAAGTATATCAATAGAATTAAAAGAGAGCTATTTTAAATTAAATGCTGCCAACCATAAAGCTATTGATTTAGAAAAGAAATCTACATTAACATTATTTTAATATGAATCTAAAAAAAGAAATGCAGTCGGTAGGTATAACAGCCTATCGACTTAGTAAAATAAGTGGTATAAGCCAAAGCACTATATCTAAAATAAAGAGAGGGTTACAAGTGCCTAAGGTTACAACTATGCAAAAAATTAAAAACGGAATAAATCAATTTAAAAAACAGTAGTATGAAACTAACAACAGCACAGAAAATAGCACGACTTACAGGGTTAATGCTAATCGTAAGAGATGAACTCGAGGACTTACAAGCAGATCGACTACTTCCTAAACGATTAAACACACGTACAAACTCATGGTTGACAGATGCCAACGAGTTACTAAGCCAAGTCCTAGACGGTGGTGATAAGGGAGTAGATGACGACATCATGGAAATCTACAAAATCCTTGAGGAAAAGTTTAACGAGTTGGATATAGTTAGCGAATAATTGTTATATTTGTAAAAGTTGCGGTCTGACATCATAGCAACATAGGAAATTATTTTAGCCTTATAATGAATTGAGAAGTCAGACCCTCAAGGATTTATGAGGCTTTTTTAATTTAAAAAAATTATTATGAAAAAAGAAATTTGGATGCCAGTAAAAGGATTTGAAGAATTTGCAAAAGTATCAAATTATGGAAATATAGTTCGTTACGGAAGATGGGTTAATAGTGGAACCAATAAAAGGTATATTAAAGAAAAAATATTAACTATACTTAAATCAAAAGACTCTTATGAATATAGACACGTAATTATTCATTCAAATGGAAAAAAAGTAACATTGAATGTGGCTCGAACTGTTTATGAAACTTTTAATGATATTTTTTTAAATAACAAGTTTTGTATGGTTCATATTGATGGAAATAAAGGTAACTGTAGTTTAGAAAACTTAAAGGTTATTTCAAGAAGAGACAAACAAAACTTATTACCAAACGTGACTGGGTTTAATGGAGTGAATAAGTGTGGTGATAATCAATATACAGCAAGTATAGTTTTTGAAGGCAAAAGGATTACAGTTCACACTTGTGACTCAAAGGAAGATTGCATGAAGATTTACGAACTTGCAAAAAGTTTGATTAATACTTACGAGAAAGAAAAACTGAGCATATTACAAAACTCAAAACTACACAATAAAATTATTCAGAAACAAAACCGATTAAAGTAATATTCTATGGCTAAAGATAAAAAATCATTTGTGCTTTATTCGGATCAAAAAGAATTGATTGAAGCACTATCAGACGAACAAGCTGGGAAGCTAATAAAACATATTTATAAGTATGTTAATGATGAGAATCCAAAACTAGAAGACCCTATACTAAACATTGCTTTTGTACCTATTAAACAACAGTTGAAGAGGGATTTACAGAAATGGGAAGACCAAAGAAAACAACGAAGCGAAGCAGGAAAGAAGAGTGCTAAAAGTCGTAAACGAAAATCAACGAGCGTTAACGAGAGTCAACGAGCGTCAACTGTTAATGTAAATGATAATGTAAATGTAAATGATAATGTAAATGTAAATGTAAATGATAAAAAAGAAAAGAAAGGCGTTCCGCCCTCGTTAGATTCTTTTATTTCTCATTGTAAGTTAAAAGCCAAGGAAAAGAATATTTTGTTAGATGAGGAAAAAGCAAGGAATAAATTTGAAGCATGGTTAGAAAATGACTGGAAAGATTTAAACGGTAAGAAAATATTAAATTGGAAAGTTAAAATAACTTCAAATATTACTTACTGGCAGAAACCAAAAGAAGTAGATAACACACCACCAAGACCAATATTTTAATCATGGAGAAATTTGAATGGGAATTAATCGAAGTAAAAGGTTCACGTAATGGACAAAAAACAACTACATGTCCAGTTTGCAGTCATACAAGAAAGAAAAAAACTCACAAGTGTTTATCTGTAAATTTTGGTATTGGCAAGGCTTATTGCAATCATTGCAACGCTGTATCTTTTCAGGATGAAAACAAACAATCATATACAGATAAAGTGTATGAGTTGCCACCTCAGGAATGGACAAACTATACTTCTTTGTCAGATAACTTGGTAAAGTGGTGTGAAGAGGCTAGAGGTATTCGCCAATCTACTTTGATGGACTTATCAGTGACAGAGGAAAAGCAATACATACCACAAGTAGGAAAAGAGCAAAACTGTATAGTGTTTAATTACTTTGAAAGCGGTGTATTGGTTAACAAGAAGTATAGAGATGGTAAAAAGAACTTCACACAATCCAAAGGGGGCAAGCCTATATTTTACAATATCAATTCAGTAGTAGGAGCCGAAACCGTTTATATTGTAGAGGGTGAGTTTGATGTCCTGGCCATGTATCAAAGTGGATATAAAAATGTTATATCTCTACCTAGTGGCGCGAATGATAATGACGACTATTGGCAAAACTCAAAAGAGTATTTGGATGAAGTTAAAGAGTATATTATTGCAGTTGACAATGATGAAAAAGGCGAACAGATAAGAGATAAGATAGCACACCGATTAGGCAAGTACAAGTGTAAGTTTGTGCAATGGAAAGGAAAAGACGCAAACGATGATCTATTAACCAATGATTTATTAGATAGTGTAAAAAATGCACAATCTTTTCCAGTCAATGGAACATTCAACGCTTTTGATTTTAGTGAACAAATAGACAATCTTTACTCAAATGGAGTGCCTAAAACCATAGCACCAAAGAAAACTTGTTTTGGAAACTTTCACGAAAAATTTAGCACTTTGCAAGGTCAACTAACTACAATCACAGGGATCCCGTCACATGGTAAAAGTAATTTTGTCGAATGGTATGTTTTAAATTTAATTGATGAGTTTGATCTAAAAAGTAGTTTCTTTTCTCCGGAACACCATCCAATAGAAATGCACTTTGCTAACTTTGCTCAAAAAGCAATAGGGCGACCATTTTACAAAGATGTGGACAATGTGAAGCGAATGACTAAAGAAGACATACAACGCTTTAAGCAATGGTCAAAAGAACGTTTATACATTACAGCAGGAGAAGGTGCTGAAGTTATTGATTGGAATTGGCTAATAGAAAAATTTAAAGAACAGTTATTTACTTTTGGAATTAATGTATTTGTAGTAGATGCATGGAATAAAGTGCAGATGCCTGAGGGTTATCATGGTAAAGAAGGAATTGACAAGGTATTAACTAAGCTAACTGCTTTCTGTCAACAGAATAACGTGCAAGTATTTTTAGTGGCTCATCCTACTAAGATGAAAAAGATTGAAAAGAAGCAGACTTATGAAGTACCAACTTTGTATGATGTATCAGGAAGTTCAGATTTTCGTAATCAGTCGCATAATGGATTTACAATTTACAGGAACTTTGCAACGGAAATCGAAGAAGGAAGTACGGACTTTTACAACATGAAAACAAAGTTTAGCTTTCAGGGTAGTATTGGTCAAGTAGTTAAATTTAGATACCATGTACCAAGCGCAAGGTATTATGTAGATGGGTGCGCTCCGTATGAGTTTGACTTGACAGAGAAAGGGCAACGAAAGCAAATAGACTACAACCCTAATCAATTTATTGAACAAAATAATTTTGAACCAAATGAAGAATTTGAATTTGAAGGAGAAGGGGAGGACGCTCCATTTTAAAGAGTATTCTAAAAAAAAAGTACGTGAATTAGGAATAGATGGTGCAGTTCAGTACTTTAGAAATCAAATAGAATACTATCAAAATAATAAGATTTATGAACAGTCTAGTTTTTATATTTTTGTGTGTGAATTGAGTATTGAATATATTGTAAATGATTTAGCAGAATGACCATTGAATACGAATACAACTTGTATGTTGAGAGACACGGAGAAGAGGACGCTAAAGTATTATTTATTCAATACTGCCAGTTTATGTCCGAAACGCTACCTTTTCCAAAGAATATAGATTATTGCGAAAAAATAAGAGAATTAAAAAAAGAAATAGATCATGAAAGAAATACAAGAGTTAAACGATTACGTTAATCAGTATTACAAATGTGACCGTACAAATGGAGAGGAGTTGTTATTACTCCAGCAGAAAATAAGTGGTTTACTGTACTACTTTGAAACAGTTAGAAGCCAACAGCATGATGCATTTGAATGTAAAGTATTTGAGTTAGTTCAAGAGGGTCAAAGCGTTGCAAGGGCGGTTAATGAAGCTCATGTTACTTATCCGTTAATGTATAAATTGCGCAGAATAATGGATGCTGGTTACAGAATAGTAGATGCTATACGTACAAATATTTCTTATCTTAAAAGCGAAATGAATAATATTAAGCGATGAGGATAAACATAAAACCATTATCAGTTAATCAAGTTTGGCAAGGTAAGCGTTTTAAAACTCGTAAATACACGAACTATGAAAAAGATATGTTACACCTACTAAAAGCATTTAAGATGCCTAAATCACCCCTTAAAATTAAAATTACGTGGGGTTTTAGTTCTAAACTGTCGGACATAGATAACCCAACTAAACCATTTTTAGATATTTTACAAAAAAAATACGGATTTGATGATCGAGATATTTATGAATTGATTTTAAAAAAAGAAATTGTAAAGAAAGGAGATGAATTTATAAATTTTGAAATAAAACACTTGCAGATTAAAAATTAAAATTATGGAATACGAAGTAAAAAAAATTGAACACCCTAACTTTCAAATTGACGATGAATTAGCATTGAATATAGACAATATTACCAAATGTTTTATTGATGAAGTTCAAAGACAACAAGAGGAAATATTTACAACTGCCTTACGGACAATGGCAGAACCACCGATAAAAGGTGAGATAACTAAAGGAAAAATACAATGGCGAGGTATTCGATTAATAAGGCAACAAGTAGGATTAGAATCTTACAGTTGGCTTGAACAAAGAGGTAAACAAATTAGCCCTAAATTCCACATAGAATCAAAGTTGCCTGACTTAAATATTTAAAAGCACTAAAGAATAATTTACAAATAACTTGCAGATTAAAAATAAATAGTTATATTTGTATTCGAGTTGGTACAGAACTCTATTAAAAAATTATTAGAAACCGTATTGAGTTAGTAGGCTGTACCCCGAAACCTTGATGCGGTTTCTGTCATTTAAAAGGTACAGTAATGATAGTAGTATTAGAATGTAAAGAGTGCTATAATGGCACGGTAACGGATCCGACGGGTAACTGCTCCGACAACTCAAACGAATGTTGTGGAGGTTGCGATAAGCAAGTCGATTGTAATGATTGCGAAGGAGGTTTCCAGGATGTTGATTTAAACGAATACTTTGACGGCGAAATTTCAACTATAGGAATCACTTTAGAATCAATGTTTGACGACCTTGTTAACCGTGGTGTAAGTAAGTCAGAGTCTAAGAAGTTGCTAAGAAAAATAGTTAAGGAACAAATAAATAACATATAATTATGAGTGAGAAAAAGACAGCAACCATACACGCACGTATGGCAAAAATTAAAAAAGAACTATCGGATACTAAGATAGAAAAGTCAGGTTTTAATAAATTTGCAGGCTTTAAATACCATGAGCTTTCAGACTTTATAGAGGTAGTTAACAAGTTGAATGACAAGCATGGAGTTAATGATGTGGTTAACATCGACAAAATAAGTGGTAGCTGTACGTTGACTTTATATAATGTAGAGGACGCTAAGGACTTTATAACAGTTGTAACACCGTATGAAGAAGCGCAGATGCTAGGGAAAGGTGGCGCACCATCAAATGTAGACAAAATACAGCGCATGGGTTCTACTATTACTTATAATAGAAGATACTTATACATGACAGCGTACAACATACAGGAAAGTGATGGGGTCGATAGTAATGATACAACACCACCTAAACCAACACCAAAGAAAACCACCCCTAAACCTATAATTCCACCTAAACCAAAAATGAGAGAAGACGGTAAGTTAGAGGTTCCAACAAAAAAAGACATGGATGCGTGTCTACATCACAACATGAAAATAGAAGACGTTATTACTATTTACAAACTAAATAACGATCAATGTGATAAGTATAATAAATTATTAAACGATAAAAACAAATAGTTATGGGAGCAAGTTCAAGAGAATTTTTAATGATGAGAATGGAGGAGGAAAGTGGGGACTTATATATCCCAGCTCTTCCAAAGAAAGAAATAAAAGAAAAAGCAGAGAAAGATGCTAAAGTATTAATTGAAGAAAACAAAGTCTATTTAGATGATGTGTTAGTTGATGCTACAAGAGTAAATGAGTATCTTAGTACCTTCATTAAGACATTGCGATCTGAAATTGTAGAGTCTGAAACAAAAGACAAAGTAAAAGGAGTAGAGATAAGTTTTAAGAACGCTCCAACACGTTTAAACTACAAAGAGGACACAACTTGGCAAGAGTTAAAAGAAAAGCTAACAGAACGTGAAAGTCTACTTAAACACGCTGAAAAATCAAAAGAGCCTGTATATGATTCAGATGGTGCAGAAGTACCTAGAGTTTCAAGGTCAGGAGGAGGACAAGTAATTAATCTTAAATATTAAATAAAATGGTAAAAAAAGGAGACATATTAATAGCACCTGAGGGGTGTGAGGATAACTTAACTGCTGGTAAAGAATATGAGGTTTTGAAAGTTTATACACATACTTTTAAAATCCTATCAGATCTTAAAAGTGAATCAATATGCAAAATTAAAAACTGTCCTAATCTTGAAGGTCAAGATTGGATTATAAAGCCTTCATATTCAAAACAGCAAGCAGAGCAAGTTATTAAGGATTATAATGAGTTTACGATTGGTTGTTATATATTATATAATTCTGATAAAAAATTCATCAATCACAAATTTTCCGAAGAGAACAAAGAAGTAAAAGAGCAAATCCAACAGCTCGAAAACGAGTTGGAAAAATTAAAAAGTAAATTGTAAATTATGAGTGATTACGACAACACTAACAGAGGTGCTATATTTAAGAATGAGCATAAGAAAGCAGAAAACCATCCTGACTATCGTGGAACCATTAACGTTGACGGTAAGGATAAGGAGATAAGCTTATGGGTAAAGACCTCAAAGGCGGGTAAGAAATTCTTTAGCGCAAGCATACAAGAACCGTATGTAGCACCAGAGCAAAGCGCACCACAAGAAGAGGAGGGCGACCTTCCGTTTTAGTAATTTATAGGGAGGTTTAATTATCTCCCTTTTTTTAAAAAATATTATGATAAAAGAAGCAAACCAAAGAATAAATGACTTTATAGATATACTATACATCGACGCTATATCTAAAGTAGTTTGCAAAAATAGCCCAGAATCAAAAAAATTAACTAAAAAAAACATTGAAGACTACATAAAGAAAAGAGGCTATGTATTTAACAATGTAGGAAAAGATCCAGTATGGACTAAAGGGTTTACAGTTGTAAGAGTAACTGATAACGCTTTTGAAATATGGACAGATGTCAACAATTCAAAGAAGTCTATAATAGACAACTCGTTCTTGACCTCAATCCCTATGTTTTTAAACTATTTTGAAAGAATCTAATTTATAACTATATTTGTAATTATGAAAACACTAAAAACGTTTTTTAAAGCACTATTAGGAGCTATCATTATAGCATTTCTATACGTACTATTTGTATTGGATAGACTTATAGTTGCATTCTTTCCAGCTGAACAGAAATCGTTCATTAATTGGACAGATATGGACATAAAGCAAGAACTAAGATCAACAAATGAAATAGTAAACTCATTTATTAGAGTAGTAGTGTTATTTATACTAATATTAATTTTAAACTTATTTATATGAAAAAAATATTAATTGTAACAGTAGTAGCATTGTCATTTATCTCATGCAGAAAAGACTACACTTGTGAATGTGAATACAACAACCTTGTGCATGGTTGGACAGATGAAAGTCACTCCTTCCAATGGGATAACAAAAGCGAAGCACAAGAGCTATGCGAAAAGGACGGAATGGGGGTTTATAGTAATGGTTTTGAATGTGATTTGAGGATTGAATAATCAATATTTTTTCAATTATGGATGGTCGTAAAAATAACGGTGGAGCACGTAAAGGAGCTGGTAGAAAACCAAAAAATGATGAACAAGAACTTTTGGAAAAACTATCTAAGTATAGCGATACTGCACACGAAAAACTAAAAGATGCAGTAGAGGATGGCGAGCAATGGGCAATTAAAATGTACTTTGAATATTTCTACGGAAAACCAAACCAAACCATTAACCACAAGAACAACGGAGAAGGATTTGAAACTACTACTTTAACTAAAGAACAACAAGATAAGTTGATTGACAAGTTATAAAGAAATAGAGCCTATTTTGAGAGCAGGAGCACGAGATAATTTCGTGCTTTTTTGCTATTATTACGAGTTTGATTTTATGAAGTCAAGACCTTATCTAAAGGAGGTCGCACAAGCATTTCAAGATATTGCAGACGGTAAAATTAAAACACTATCAGTATCATTCCCTCCACGTTTCGGAAAGTCTTATATTACCTCTTTATTTTGTGCATGGATTTTAGGCAAGTACCCGAATGAGTCAGTCATGCGGAATACATGCACCGCTACACTAGCCCGAAAACTATCATACGACACTAGAGAAATATTAAAGCACGAAAAATTCACAGCTGTATTCCCAGATGTTCGACTTTCAGATGATAAGTCAGCAGTTGACGGTTGGAACACTAACCACGCAAAGCAAGTGAGTTATTTTTGTGCTGGTGTTGGTGGTACTATTATAGGTTTTGGAGCTTCTAAGTTAGCTATAACAGATGACTTATTTAAGTCAATGGAGGACGCAATGAGCGAAACCATACGAGAGAAAACGCACTCATGGAAAGAAGCAACGCATGATTCAAGAAAAGAAACTGGTTGCGCTGAAATAGATATTGGTACTCGTTGGACTCGAGACGATGTGATCGGTAAAAATATGCAAGAAGGTTATTATGATAAGTCAATCATTGTTCCAGCATTAGATGAAGAGGGTAATTCAACATGTGAAGCAGTAATGACAACCGATGAATACCATTTAAAGCGTAAAAAGACACGTGAAGAGATATGGCTCGCTGAATACATGCAACAGCCAGTAGACATCAAAGGACGTATGTTTGAGGGGTTAAAAACCTTTACAGATGTTGAACACGTGCGTAATAATTCACAAGGTGCATTAGCTTATATTGACGTTGCTGATGAGGGTAAGGATTATTTATGTATGGTATTAGGACATTTAATAGACAGTCAAATATATATTACTGATGTGGTTTACACAAAGGCAAATATAGACGTTACTATTCCAACGTGTGCATCTATTTTAAACAACAATAAGGTGCGTTTTTGTCAGATAGAAACGAACGGAATGGGTGCGCCTTTCTTAAAAATGCTAAGAAAAGAAACTAAGACTAAGTTAATAGGCATCACTAACAAAACCAATAAGCAAACGAGAATCATAATGAACAGTCAAATGGTTCTTAATAACTTCTATTTTTTAGATAAAAAAGAGGGTAATTACTATCAATATTTGAACGGTTTAAAAACCTATTCTAAAGAGGGTAAGAATATAAATGACGACGCCCCAGATGCAACTACAGGATTAGCACTATTCTATCAGGTTCAATTTCCTAAACTGTTTTAAATACCTATCATTTCACGGTACTCATCAGTATCAATAACACCGTCACGAAGTAAGATAGAAAGTTTTTCAGCTTCTATTTTATCTGCTTGCGCCTTATGCCTATCGTCTATTTGTAGAGCCGAAACATGGCTGAATGATGCCTTCATGTGTATTCCTATTTTATCAAGTCCCCACTGATTAGTAAGTTCTTTATAAATATCATTAGATGCTGGAATGATAGTAGAGTTATACGCTTGCTTTTCTCCAGCTTCAGCATTTGCGAACGTAGTGCCTTTTGCGAGAACGTTACCGAACATAAACTCATTAAGTCCAAACGCATCAATGATACGCACAAAGTCAGCGTGATTCTCTTCATACAGCATCAAGTCCTTTGTTGGGTAGCTCATAGGTTGCCACTTGAAAGCCTTATCGGTTATAATTATCTCATCTTTGTGCCTTTTCTTAATATCATCACGTTGAGCCTTTACGTCTGTTTCATCGAGTGCTTGTGAGTTCAAACCATCTCCAACGTCTGCGGATAAAATACCTAGACTAAACATATTTTTTAACAAAACATTTCTCTTTTCGTATGCCTTTTCGATGTTAGATAGTGGGTATTTCAAAGCGTCTACACGGCTAACGGTGTCCATTAGATTAATACCGTCCGAATCAAACATATAAACAACTTGCTCGGGTTTCAAACTCTCAAACGTGCCTTTGTTGTCGATAGGAATGTCTATTTTATCAATCACTCCAGATCGTTCGATTTGCTTATATCCTTTCTTATTTGCATGTATTTTCACGTTATTGAATGCTATCGGAACAGCTATGTTTCTATTTCCAAAAGTTCCAGCGGGCGAGTAAATTAAAGCATTACCAGTAACACACTTATTTATTTCTACCATTTCAATAACCTTAGACCATGACAGCATTGGGTTAGGTCTGTTCAGCAAATCCTTTAGCCAGTTTAGTTCACTAGGTAAATCACTCATCAAAATTTTATTACCGTCTTCATCACAGAAATAGGGTTTACCATTACTAACCATTTTAGCACGTCTATTAACTACTGCTTGAAGCTCAGGAATGCGACCATATAAGTTCCAATAGTTAGTCGTATTGATCCAACTCGGTGCTGTATCTCCTATGGATTGTAATGTGTAATAGTTATTATTTCGTGAAAAAGCATTAAAACGTCCGAAAAGGTTAAATGCGTCATTGAGAATATTATAAGCCATTTGATAAAAAATTTACATTAATAACAAAATTACAATTTTTTTTCATAGTTTTGTTAAAAATACAACAATGAGTGATAAAAAAACCAAAGTTGATATTGATAAGTTAAGAAAAAAGACCTCCAAGAAATTGGGTAAAATAGTTACAAAAGATGAAGATACCGAAGTTTCAAAGTAATAAAGAGCGCATTAACTGGCTTATCAAAAATAAGACGGATTTAGTTGAGATGAAAAAGTCAGCTGTAAAGTTTGGCGATATTGCTATAACTCCAACAGTTGAGAATGTAACGTCTAAAGCCTTAATGACTAACTATGAGGATAAAGAAGACGTTATAACACGTTCACTTGTAACCAACACATACAATTGGATGGATAGCCATGGAGATGTTCACGTTGGTAACACCTTTGCTAAAACCATTAAAGAACGTGCTACTAAGATTTTTCATTTACACGATCATAAGCATATGGTAACTGCTAAAGTTGGTCGAACTAAATCGCTTAAAGAAGTTGAGGTGCTTTGGTCTGACTTAGGAGTTGAAAAAGAAGGGAGCACAACTGTATTGCTTGCTGAATCTGAAATAGCTAAATCGCTTAATGAAAAGGTGTTTGATTTCTATGTCAACAATGAGATAGATCAACATAGTGTAGGTATGATTTACCAAAAGTTATCACTTGCTGTTAATGATGAGGACTATAAAGAAGAGTATGCAACTTGGAATACTTATATTGACAAATTAGGTAATAAAGAAGAAGCCGAAAAACAAGGTTATTTCTGGGCTGTAACAGAAGCAAAACTAATAGAATATTCAGCGGTATTAATGGGGTCAAATGAGTTGACTCCAACCGTTCAAAATAATTCAGAGCCGTTTAACGACACTCCGAAATCCGAGCCGTCAAGTGACACTCAAAAAAATAAATCAGTAATTTTTGTAATTTAAACTAAAAAAAATGTTTGAAAAATTTTTAAAAGAAAAGAGTATCACTTTGGATGCGTTCAAAGGGTACGAAGTAGAAAAGCAGTCAGAGCTTCAAAGAGAGTATCTTTCTGCTATCGAAAGTAAAGTAGAAGGAAAAGCGACTAAAGAGGACTTGCAGTCTGAATTAGCAACGTTTAAGGAAGGACTTTCTATTGATGCTATGAAGTCAGAAATAGACAAATTGCAGTCTAAAATAGAGGCTATTGAGGAAGCACCAGCGACTAAAGAAGAAGGTCATAAAACGCTTTCAGGTGCTATTTTAGGAGCGTTAAAAGACAATGAGGACGCTATTAAGCAATTAAAATCTGATGCTATTGCTGGAAAGGCTTCTCCTTTATCAATCACAGTTAAAGCACCTGTTACAATTAGCAATGCTAACACTATCGGAAGTGCTGAGCCAATGTATCAATTAACGCAAGACACTGGAATAGTTTCAACGATCCGTAAGCGTGAAATGAGATACCTTGCCAATGTATCAGTTGGTACTATCGGAAGTAACCGCGCGTTATGGACTGAGGAAGTAGATGAGCAAGGAAACCCAACATTTATCGGAGAGGGAGACACTAAGGCACAAGGTTCTGTTCTTTACGTGAACAAGACAGAGGACGTTAAGAAAGTGGCTGTATGGGCTAAAATGACTCTAGAGATGTTAGATGATTTACCTCAGTTTGTATCGTTCATCACTCGTAACTTAGAGCGTAGACTTGACATAGTTGCAGAAAACCAACTATTTAACGGTAACGGAATAGGTGACAACCTTACAGGAGCGAATGAATATGCTACTGCATTTACAGGTGGTTCTTTAGCTGGTGCGTTAACTGCTCCGAATGAGTTAGATGTAATTGAAGCGATTTCGTTACAAGTTAAGCAAGCGAACGGTATTCCTGAAGTGTTATTTATTAACCCTTCTACAATGTCAGAAATTCGTTTGATTAAGGATTCAAGTGGTCGTCCAATTTGGAAAGATTATGTAACACCTTCAGGAGAATTTAACTACTCAGGAATGAGAATAGTCGAGACTTTAGCGGTTGACGCTGGAGACTTCATAGGTGGAGAGACATCTGTAATTAACGTTCTTAACCGAACAGGATTACAAATGCAAATCGGACTTGATGGGAATGATTTAACACAAAACAAACAAACACTTGTTCTTGAAAAAAGAATGGTTCAGTTTGTTTCTGCGAATGATACGAACGTACTTGTAAAAGGAGACTTTGCAAGTGCAATCACTGCCATCACTGCTACTTAATAAGTAGAAACCTAATATTAGGGCGTATACCTTCGGGTTGCGCCCTTTTGGTAGTAAAAGACGTAACGAAATGAAAGTAGTAATAGTTCCAATTTATAAGCGTATAGAGCTAGCAAAATTGTGTATTTCACGATTGGTTGAGCAAGGGGAGAACCTCGGATTTGATGTTATGATTGTTGGTACAAAATCAGACCTTGACAAATTGCCAGAAGGTTGTATTAAGGTCTACCATGATAATCCTGTGAGCGATAAATTGAACCATGCTTTAAGTCATTGTAAGGACTATTCTAAGGTTATGATTTGGGGAAGTGATAATTTCGCTAGTGATTTAGCTATTGAGCGTTTATTTAAGTCACGATCTAAAATAGTAGGTTATGATTCCATTTACTTCCATAGAGTAAAGGATGGCAAATGGTCTATATGGTCAACTGATAAAATGACTATCGGAGTAGGCAGAACTTACTCTAAGAAAGCACTTGAAGCAGTAGATTATAAGCTATATGATAAAGGCTTAAATAAAGGACTAGACAATAACGCACGTAAGAAATACGACAAAGAAACTACCTTAAAACTAGGTGATGACTGGCTAATTGATGTAAAATATTCATCTAACATTACCAATCACAACATAGTAGATTTAGGTGAAGAGTGTAATCCTGTGGGCGACATTGATTTTAGCGAATTGGTTGAAACAACTGAAAAACCTATGGTAAAACATAAGGCTATTGCGTTTAAACCTATCGAAAAAGAACTCGTTACCATCGAAACTATAAAGGACTTCTCAGGAATGAAAAAAGGAACTGTTAAAAGGATTCCTAAGCGTATAGCTAATAACTTAGAAAAACGAAAACTAATTAAAATAAAATGATTTTACAACCTTCTGATTTTGTTGGTAAATGGGCTATTACTCAAAAGTATAATAGTAACGATATACAGCAGTTAATTGATGCTTATGAAGAGCAAATAATATATGAGCTGTTAGGTGTTGACTTGGGTAATGACTTATATACCAATTTAGCATCGTTACCAGCTGAATTGCAATTCATATACGATCCTTTTGCTGTAAACATAACTAATATTTATGGAGATAATATGCTTGTTCAGTCACTAGGTATTGAAGTGATGCTGAAGAATATCTTAACAGGCATATATTATCTAACAGATTTCGGAACAGCAACAAGTGAAGGAAAAGTTAAATTTCAGCCTGAAGGAGGTTCTTTAATAAACGATAATTACAATGATAATTATAAGCTATACAATCAAGGCGTAAGGACTTATAAGGCTATTCAGAAATACATTGAAGAGAATGAACAGGACTATCCTGACTACTTAGGAATCCAAAAGCACACAGCATGGCTAATATGATTACGGACATAGTAGAAGATGAGATTATCAATAAGCTAGATAACACGTTAAAGGTTATTAGTGCTTCTGCTGTGGTTAATAACGTTCAGACACTAACTTTTTGTAACATCAAATGGTTAGAGTTATATAAAGTTTTTGTAGGTGGTTTGGAGGTGGTTAGCATTTCAGGTAACAGCGTAAGTGTAACCACTTCTACACCTATTCAAGTTGGCGCTATATTAGAAATACCTAGACCCGTATTCTTTCACGGAACACCATTAAACACCGTTCAAGAATGGCACGAGTTCAGCACCAACGAAAAAGACAAGTTACCGTTTATATGGCTTGTAACTCCGACTGATGAAAACTACCAAGACAGAAAGTCCACTATTGAGCGCATAAGCAACTGTAAACTATTCTTTGTGCATTGGTCAAATTGGCTTGAGTTGAACCAAAATAGAGTTAACGAAACTATCAAACCATTGCATGAGCTGGTAGATGCATTTTTGAATAAAACGAATAACAATCCTAGTGTATTTGATAGGCTTTCTAACAATGGTAGACGAAAAGAATACCCAAAATTTGGTCGTGAAACTCAGAAAGGAATTGAAGAGGTTATAATGAATAGCACACTAGGTGCAATTTCACTAGATATAGAATTGCGTATTAAAAAATCATATATTTGTGAATGTTAATACAAAATGTTAAATTTGTAACAATAATTATTAATTTTTAAATTTATTACCATGGGAACAATTTGTGAATGCGGATCAGGAGGTATGAACTTAGGTCAAGCCAACTGTGATGCAGTATTGAAATCCTTTAACAAGATGTTGTTTAAGGACAGAACCAACGCTGATGGCAGTGTTGCAGGAATAGACTTTGCAAGCGGTAACGCACCGTTTGACCAATCATTTTGGAATGATTACTTGCAAGCTACTCCGATGAAAGACCGTTATATCTTAGGTGATTCGGTAGATGATTTTGAGTTTACGCAAAATGAGCGTGAAGCCTTAGAGACGGCTAATGCAGTTGAGTACAAAGTGCGTGATGGACATATTGACGTTATGTACCATGTATTTGGAACAAAAGGAGCTTCTTTGACTTTGTATAACAAATACAAGGCTTTAGAGTGTTTGAGCTTAGGTGTTAACGTAATTGACGATGATGGTCAAGTTGCTGGCCCTATGGATGGGGATGTGATGCGAGTGATTCCAATTAATTCAATGCAAGTGCGTTACGGTGCTCAAATGAACAGCGGAGAAATTGCTCATATTATCGTACAATTTAGAATACCACACACATTCGATTGGGGTTCTGTAAAGTTGTTTCAAGCTGGAGTGGACGACATTAACCCACTTGAATTGATGCCTATTGTAGATGTTACAGGAACACTTTCAGTAAGTGCTGGTACTTCTATTGATGTAACGGTTAGACAGAACGCTACACAGCTAGGAGGTTTGCCACTTGTAGGATTGGCAATAGCTAATTTTGCTGTTGAAGTGAATGGAGCTTCTGAAACTATTACCGCAATTAATGAGACAGCAGATGGAGACTACACGTTGACAACTACAACAACGTTATCTACTTCTGATGTTGTTACTGTGAATCTAGTCGCTGATGGCTTTGAAATGCCTGAGTTAGAAGAGACAGTATAATGACTATCTTTAATGAGAAATGGCTCAAAAAAGCCACCTTAAAGGAAGTTAAAAAGGTGTTCAAAGGCGACAAAGTAACACTTAACAGAGCTTTAAGACGGCGAAAAGAGCTAAGAAAAAAGTAAACAAAGAGGGTAGTTAGTAGCTACCCTTTTTTTCTATTATGCTAAAACAAACTAGATTAGGGGAATTTGTACGAGAATTAGAAGCTATAAACGAAATAGATGTATGGCTTTTAACCGCTGGTGAACAGTCGGTAATTGAGTTTGTGGCTAACTTACAAAGGGCGCAATTAGAAAAAGGACAGCGACCAGATGGCACTAACTTTCCTGACTATTCAGAAACGTCCGTAAATGTTTACGGAAAAGAAGATGGCCCGATAAAATGGGAAGATAGCGGATACTTTTATGAACACATTTCGGCACTTGTTCGCCCTGACTTCTTAGAGATAACGAATGAGGGAACAATAGACGAGATAACAGGGCAAAGATTTGACTTAGAAATACGATTTAATGAAGAAATTATTGGTTTGGATCAAGACAGCATGGCGGAGCTTACGGATAAGATTAAGGACAAGTATATTGATCTTATTAGGAAGGTACTACAAATCGGTTGACGATTGCACGATTTACCATTGGAACAAAGTTTTTAATGAGGGGCAATACAACTATGTATTTAAGAAGCCTAAGAAAGTTATAGTAACTCATAAAGTAGTTGACTTAATAGATGGCTTAATGGATAGCTATTTGAATCGGTTTGGACTTGAAAAGAAGGTTCAGGAATACAATAAGCTAAGGTTTAAAGTCGCTAAACTAAAGTTAAGGTACATTAAGACCGATGAGCGGTTTTTAATTAACAAAATTAACCAACTAGAAAACCGAATACAAGAATTAAAAAAGTTAATATTTTCACAGAATAGCAATGATTTTAACGAAAATCATGTAATTTTACAAAAGTGGTACGGACAAAGAATAGATTTAAAAACAACAACGGTAGTTGAATACCGATCAATACAGAAGTCTTATGAGCAAGAGAATAAACAGACAAGAAATAGCAGAAGAGGGGGTTCTCGACAACCTTCTTAAACCTCTTAAAGACTTAAAAGAAGTATTAGATAGCACGGATAAGTCACTTAAGGACTTTGCTTCTACCGTTGAAAAGGATTTAAACTTTGGAGATAAAGCTAAAGAATTACGCTCATTCACAGAATCGGAACAGAAGTTAAATAAAGTTTATGAGCAGAAAAAGAAGGTACAACGACAAAGTATTGATGCGGATCAAGAAATACTCAAATTAAAAGCTAAATTAGAAAAACTTAACAATGACGAAGCTAAAGACGTTGCTAAGCTAAAGGTTGCAATTTCTGAAAAAAATAGAGAATTAAGAGCTGAAGCTAAGGCAATCAAAAACAATACTACTGCTTATTCAAAACTTTCTAAAGAATCCAGAGACTTAAAGAACCGATCAAAAGAATTAGGGGCGCAACTTTTGAAATTAGAAAGTGAGGGCAAGAAAAACACGAAAGAATTTAAAGAGCTTTCAACTTCTTACAGAACCACCACTAAGGAAGCACAACGCACGGACGCTCAACTAAAGAAGTTAGATGCAACAGTTGGTGATAATTTCAGAAATGTAGGTAATTATAAAAGTGCGTTAAATGGTGCTAGTCGTGCATTAGGTCAGCTTGGAATAGCTATGGGGGTTGGTACTGTTATACGTGGCGTTACAAGCGTAATAGGTGACTATAACCAAGCGACAACTGATTTAGGAGCAATTAGTGGAAAGTCAGCAGAAGAGTTAAAACCACTTAACGACCAAGCAAGAGAATTGGGGGCGACAACTCAATTTAGCGCAACAGAAGTAACGCAATTACAAATAGAACTTGCAAAATTAGGTTTTACAACGCAAGAAATAACGGATTCAACAGGAGGTATTGCTAACTTTGCTGCAGCAACAGGGGTAGAAATACCTAGAGCAGCATCATTAGCAGGGTCAGCATTAAGAGCTTTTGGACTAGATGCTTCTGAAATGGATCGAGTTGTTTCGACTTTAGGAGTTGCGACTACTAAGACGGCATTAGATGTCTCACAATTAGAAACAGGGTTATCAAGTGTTGCTCCAGTTGCGGCTGCGTTTGGATTTTCAATAGAAGATACAACTGCTTTATTAGGTCAATTGTCAAACGCTGGTTTTGATGCTTCAAGTGCAGCAACTTCTACACGTAACATATTATTAAATTTAGCAGATGCAAATGGTTCTTTAGCGCAAGAATTAGGTAGACCTGTAAAGTCAGCAGATGATTTATCAGGAGCTTTAAAAGAATTAGATAATAGAGGGGTTGACCTTGCAGCGGCTTTAGAATTAACAGATAAACGTTCAGTAGCAGCATTTCAAACTTTCTTAGGTGGTGCTGATTCATTAGTTCCTTTACGTGATAGTATTACAGACGTTAACGATGAGTTGACAGATATGGCTGAAAAGCGTATAGACTCAGTTAGTGGTGCTTTAAAGCTACTTAGTTCAGCATTTCAAGAGCAAGTATTAGGATTCAATGAAGCGACTGGAGCAAGTGATAAATTTCAAGCTACTATTAAATTTTTAGCTGAAAACTTGGGGGCTATCGTATCAATTATAGGTCGTTTAGTTGTTGGATTCTTATCATATAAAGCAATATTGATAGCTATAAATGTTCAGCAAAAAATAGCAAGTACAGGTGTCAGAGGTTTGGCAAAGCAGTTCTTTACTCTTAAGAAAGGTGCTACAGAAGCTGGTACTGCATCTAAAGGA